GCTGAGGTCCTGCCCGATGATCTGCCCTGCAGCGGCGGCGACGTCCTGTGCCGAACGGGACAGCAGCTGACGGAACTGGCCGGCAGTCGCTTCGGGGTTCTGGCCCGTCGTGGTGCCGACCTGCGCCACCAGGGCGGCCAGCTGCTGCGGGCTGAAGCCCGCCTGGCTACCCAGGGTGTTGATGTTGGCGACCGCGCCCAGCAACTCGGTAGGAGCCTGGCCCGTCTGGCGCGAGATGTAGGAGATCGTGTCCTCGAGCTCGGTCAGACGCTCGGGGCCCCAGTTCATCGAGCGCAGGGCGCCCGCCAGCTGGGTCTGCACCAGGATCGGGTCCGCACCCGACACGCGGGCCATGCGGGTGGCCACCTCGGAGGAGACCTTCAGGGTCCGCTCCTGGGTGGCCTGGTCCGCCTGGGCCACGCCGTAGAGGCCAACAGCCTTCGACCCGAGCTCCAGGCCCGCCGACGGCATGAAGCCGGCGCTCGTGGCGACGTCCTCCAGCGTGTTGGCCAGGGCGGCGTTCTGGGAGCGGGTGCGCTCGGTGACGATGTTCAGGTTCGTCAGCGAGTCCTCGTACGCCAGCGTCTCCTGGATCGCCGCCTGCAGGCCCTGCTGCACGAGCCCCAGCGCACGGAACATCAAGCCGTAGGAGAGGGAGACCCGGGCCGTCTGGCCGATCATCTCCCCCAGGCCACCGGCGCGGTCCACGCCGGTGAAGGAGTCCATGAACTCCTCGCGGAACGTGCCACGCACGCGCCCACCCATGCGGGAGGTCGCAGCGAGGTTCGGGGCGTAGGAGCCGTAGGCGTAGTCCTGGTCGGCCCTCTGCTGGCGGCGGGTCTCACGCTGGGCGCGGGTCTGCTCCCGGGTCGCCTCGCGGTCGGCCCTGGCGCGCTCGTTCGTGGCGCGCTTGTCGGCCTGCTCCTTCTCCTTGGCCGCCTGCCGGTCGGCGCGCTCCTTCTCCTTGGCCGCCTGAGCCTCCGCGCGGGCGGCGGCGATCTCGTTGCGCTCGCGCTCCTTGGTGGCTTCGATGTTCCCGCGGTAGTCACCGAAGTTGTAGTCCTGCTGCATCTTGGCAGCGCGCATCGAACCCAGGCGCACGCTGTCGCCACGCGGGAGGGACTTGGCGAAGTCGTCCAGGGCCAGCCCCTGGCTCCGCCCCTGCTGGATCGCCCGCGCCGTGGCCTGCAGCTGCCTGGGGAGGTTGTGCTCGTACGACCCGTAGGCGGCGGCCTGCTGGTAAGGCCCCTCAGGGTCGGGCGTGTAGCCCCAGGCGTCACCCCTGCGCGCACCGCTCTGGTACGAGTGGCCCGGCATGATGGTCGCCCGCGCACGCTGCTCGGCGCGCAGGGCCAACTCGGCGTCCCGGCGCGCCTTGACCTCGTCACGAGCCGCCTGGACGGCATCCTTGTTCGCCGCCGCGAAGGCGTTCAGCTGCTGGACGGAGTCGAAGCCGTAGGTGCGGGCGACGTCCTGCGCGCGCTGGCGCGGCCACGTCGGCCCAGCCTTCGCCTCCTCGGCTGTACGAGGCGCAGCCAGCGCCCGAGCCACGTCGGTGCGGAGACTGTCCGCGTCGAACTGCGGGGCCGCGCGCTGAGGGGTGATCCGCGCCATCTCGGGGGCGACAGCAGCACCCCACGAGCGGGCCAGGACGTCCTTGGTCTCCGGGCGCAGGTTGACCCGCTGGAGGGCCTCGGCCTCCTTCTCCAGGGGCGTGCGGACGCGCCCCAGGGCCGCCTGGCGGGCGGTGAGCTCGGCCACCGAGCGGGTGAGCCGCCCCGTGGCGAGGTCCGTCTGCACCACGCCGGTGCGGAACGCCTGCAGCGGGTCCTGGCGGATCGGCTGACCGAAGGCGTTCGTGGTGGAGCGGGACACCTGCACCAGGTCCTGGGCGTACCGCTGCGCCGCTGCGGACATCGCCCCGAACTGGCGGTTGTTCCGCTCGGGGATGCCGGCCGCCAGGGCGAACTGCTTGCCGAAGTTCCCGGCGATCTGCGGCGCCGCGCCACCGTGCAGACGCGACGCCGCCAGGGCCTGGTTGAGCTCGTTGTTGAGGACGTCGACGGCCTGCTTGGCGTTCTTGCGCAGCATGTTGGGGTTGACGCTGGCTGCGCCAAGGCCGTTGAGCATGTCCGTGACGGACACCTGGACCTTGTCCATGTCGGTGCCGAAGCGGTTGACCGCCGCGCCACCCTGGTACTCGATACCGACCTTGTAGACGTCCTCGGCCTCAGCCACGCCACACCCCTGTCCCCGTCAGCCGCGGAGTGCGGCCACCTCTTCGTCCACGAAGTCGTCCTCGCCCTCAGGCATCTCGATCGACTCGATGCCCTTGGCGCGATCCATCCGGCGGCGCTTGGCCGCCTCGAACCACTCGTCGAGCAGGGCTGTGGAGTGCCAGTACCGCTCGGGCGGCACCTCGTCCTCAGGCAGCTCGAACCAGCCCAAGACGGTCATCGCGGCCGAGATGGCCTCCATGAGGTCCCATCCAGCGCGGGTTACATCTCCGTCGGGGTAGAGGGATTCGAGTCCGCCTCCTCGCTTCGCTGCCCCGACGACCCGGAGGAAGCCGACGGAGCGTCCGAGTTTCCCGCGTCCCGCGCGGTCATCTCGTTGGCGAGGGCTGCGCGGACCTGCAGCAGCACCTCGTCGGGCAGGGTGAGCACCTCGGCGCGGTCGGCGCAGACCTGCTCGCCCACCTTCAGCGTCTTGAGGTCCGGATCCCCGTCCTCGTCGAACTGCACCGTGCACTCGTAGAGCGACATCCAGATCTCGGACTGCTCCTTGGAGGCGTGGTACGCGTCGATGCCCAGTCGCTCGCGCCAGGCGGCCCGGAAGGCGCTCTGGAGCTCCTCGCGGGACTTCTTCTTGAGGTCCTGCAGCTCCTGACGCATCAGGAGTCGGTGCTCCTTGTTGACCGCCTCCTGGAACTCCACCAGGAGCTCGGCCAGCGTCCGGTCCTCCTGCTCGCTGCGCCGCGTGCTCTGCATGAGCCCGGACCGCTCGATCGCGTCCAGACGCTCACGCCACTTCTCGTCCGCGCGGACCTCCTCGTCCGCCTTGAGGAGGAGCTCGCCAGCACTGCGGTCCAGCAGCATCCGCTGCAGGTCGTCGTTCGACATCTCCTCGACCGCGAGGCCGATCTGCGCCTGCTCGTCCTCGGACCGGTCGAACGCGATCATCCGCAGGGCTCGCGCCTGCCGGCCGTCCTTGACGGCCTCGTCCTTCTCCAGGGCGTTCAGCTTCTTGACCCACAAGGTGATGTCGTCGCCGAGGCGGACCACCGTCCCCTGTCGGAACAGCTCCTGGATGCGCTGCAATGCCTTGGCCATCAGGCCCTCCCGTTCCCGGTACTACCCAGTTCCACGCGAAGGGCCGGTCGAGGCCCCTCGTGAGAGGAGCACTCGACCGGCCCGCGGTGCCTGACGGATCAGGCGTACGTGAACTCCGTGTCGTCGTTCGGCTCGGAGGCACCGATCGCCGTCGTCACGACGATGTCGGCCGTGCCCGTGCCCGCCGGCACCGTCGCGGTGATCTGGCGGTGGTTGTCCACCACGAACGTCGTGGCCGGGGTGGCACCGAAGGCCACACCCGTCACGCCGACGAACCCCACGCCGGTGATGACGACCTCGTCGCCCTCCTCGCCCGTGGCCGGCTCGACGCCCGTCACGACCGGCGCACCGAGAGGCCGGTGGATCTTCAGGGCGCCCGAGTCGGACTCCCACTCCAGCGAGATCGTCACGTTCTGCTCGACCCGCGGCGAGTAGCCCGGCACCGAGAAGCGCGCGTCCGGCACGTGGAACCACTTCAGCGGCGTGCCACCGGACTCCGCGTCCTTGATGACGATGTCCAGCGGCAGCAGCGCGGCCAGGTCCGGGCCGACCGCCGCCGTCTGCGAGCTGACGCCGGTGATCTTGCGGAGCTTGGCGAACAGGTCCGGGACGTCGCGCGGCAGGATCGTGACCGTGCCGTTGACGGTCGGGACGTCGAAGTCACGGGAGACCGCGTTCGGGTTGCCGAACTCCCGCTCCTCCTCCTGCGTCACGCGCCACTCCAGGGTCACGTCCTGGACGCCCGTGAACTTGTTGGCCGCCGAGCCCTCCGGGTCCTCCGGGTCGTAGCCACCGATGTAGACGTCGATGTCCTTGCCCTTGACCGCAGCGGGCTTCAGGGTCGCCGGCGTGTGGATCGTCTGCGGGTAGGTCACCGGGTCCGGCGAGTGGTAGACGACGCGGATGGTCTCACCGACCGCCACAGGCTCCGTGACCGTGACCGTCGCCGTCGCGGCGTCGTCCACGATGGGGCCGTACGACACCGTGTAGTCCGGGCCCTCGGTCAGGCGGTTCGTGCCCGCCGTGACCGCCAGGATGCGACGGGTGCCGTTCGAGTCCGTGTACGGGTAGCCCGGGTGCGTGGTGACGCACACCTGACCGGCCTGGCCCGTGCCGGGGAACTGGTCGACGTACACCGCACCGGGGCAGTAGTACAGCGAGTCCCCGCGCAGCGTGAACGTCTCGGTGGCGTTCTCCCGCAGACCGAAGCGGTACGACGCGCTCTCGATCGTCAGGTACGGGATGGCCACACCGTTGGCCGCCAGGTACGGGTTCGCGAGCTTCTTGCCCGGCTTGAAGTTCTGCACGATGTTGATCGGCTTGGCCGTGGCCAGGTCGATCCCGTCACGCAGGACGTCCTCGATGTCGGCGTCCACCAGCAGCTGCTCGGTGTCCGTGGACACGTCGAACGACTCCAGCGTGAACGTGAGCTCGGGCGTGTCGTAGACGGTCGCGACCGACTCGTAGTTGCCCAGCTCGTAGATCTTCTCCTTGGGGATGTTCAGCGTCCCCGGGCCACCGGACTGGAGCCGCTCGATGAGCGCGACACCATTACCGACGGTCACGATGGAACCGGCCTTCACCGCCATTGCTCCGCCTCCTCATGCTTGACGCGGGGCTCCGACTGATTGCCCCATCAGAGGCATCACTCGACAGGGCGCCATGAGTGCGCCCGCAGGAATCGCATTCCCTGGACGCACGCCGGCGGCGCAGGCACGCTTGGGGCATGACCGCCACGCCGCAACCTGCCACGCGCTCCACCATCGAGGTGTGGGCGATGGCCCAGGAGATGCAGTGCCGCAACAACGCCGAGCTCGCGAAGGCTGCTGTCGCCTTCCACGAGGAGACCGGCCGTGCGGTGGCGGGTGACGTCTTGGCTGCGACCAAGCGACACATCGTGCCCGCGACTCGGGTCCTGATCAGCAAGGAGCGTCCCCAGACCCCCGAGGCGGCGGCCTGGTTGGCCCGCTCCTGGGCGCAGAAGCACCCGGACTTCCGCCCGACGTCGCCGATATACCTTCGAATGCTGGTCGAGTCCTACGAGAGCCTTCGTGCTTCTGCGCTGCCGGGTGATGACGGACGCCTAGGGGGCCGGGACATCATCGGCCTGGAGAAGCGCCTGGACAACCTCATCTCGTTCACCTGGTCCGGCGCGCTCCGCGAGGCAGCCGAGGTCCTGGCGGACTTCGA